CTGGTTTACAACTGCCACGCGCGGTACACTCGGAGGAACAAAACCCCAAGGACTGTCGTGGTAAAACACACGCTCCATGATTGCGGTATAGGCGTTTACGATACTGTTGTCAAAACAACAGTATCTCGCCAACCCGACCAAGCCGCTAATAACGCCTATAAAGCGTGCTCGTTCGGGACCACGCCTCACGCTGGAGAGTCGGACGTTGGGATGCGTGAGTTGCGACTTCACACATACCGACTCCCCACGCGTGAGGCGACCTAGAAAGAAGGTGGGCGCACGGCGGGTAGATACACCCCGCCGTCGCGCTCACCGAAGAAAGACGCCACCCACTCCCCCCACGTGCGTGGTACGGGTGACGCATTTCTCCACTCGCCCTGTGCCAGTTCCCTACGTCTGGCCAGGATCAAGCTACTCCCCATGTCAAGACTCTCTATGTCCTCTTTGGTGGGCGAGAGCGCTAACTCGGACGCGAACGGTAACAATCTGGTTGCGTCAGAATCACGCAAATCCGGATACCGTTTCCGATCACTCAATATGCCCCAAACTGATTTACGAACGAGAGTCCTGTTGGCAGGGTCGCTGGGATCTGTTGTCCGATCCAATCCCAACTGGGCGCGACACAAATTGGCGGTGTCTTCCACTATGGTCCAACTACGGAATGCTAAACCCATATGGTGCAGGTCTAGTTCACTCCGTTGTGAACGCATAATACTCAAGGCACAATCCTGGCTACCAGTCACCAATTGTCTGCGCGTCCATGCAAATGGCATCGCGACCACACGATGCATGTGTTTAAAAACACACGGGACACCCCACTTGCTAATGGTGTAAATTCGCGAGCCAAGGCCCACGGCGAGTCGCCCACCGATTACAGCGACCTCGACCCCTACGAGGATGACGTTCCAAATACGTTGAAATGCCACATGCGCAACACGCCGTGACAATAACCAATGGAACACCATACCCCAAAACGCGGTAACAAACGATAAAAATATCATTAAAATTATCACGCCGATCATCTGGGTGTATGTATCATTAGAATTGGTAACGGGGTACTTTCCCCCGGAGACAGTAGGTCTCACTAGGTAGCTCCCGGAGCTTAGTCCAGCACCGAAGTAATTCCGATGTTG